TGAAACTCCTTTTGAATCCTGCGAATTTCTTCTACACCAAGATCTTTTAAAACTTCTATATACCGTTTTCCTGCCAGTCCGTAATTTTTCTTAATAACCTCTGCTGTTTCCTGCGGATCAGCAAATACATGATCCTGGCATTCTACTTCCAGAATACGGTTAATCGCTCCACCCTGTGATACATAAGAATTTAGCGGACGCTCCCCATTCGTCAGAACACAGTTCTTCCAATGGTTCTCCCGGCTAATACCAAGTTCTTTGTTAGATCTACTCTTTCCTTTTCCGGAACACAGATCGTAAACCACACCCTCGAAATTATCCCTGATCCTGCTACTGGTTTTGCTGGTATCATCCAGAATCATCGGTAAATGATTCAGCATGTCCGCTTTTGCTTCCAATGCAACCTCCGTGGTCTTAAAATCGCCTATGTAAGCAGACTCATCCGGGTTTGCCCAGATAGATGTTGCGACCATCAAAGAGACCGTCTTTCCACCTTCCGTTTCTCCCCAAAGGTCAACAATGAACGGCAACCCACCCAAAAGGCTTACCAGTACACTGGCAAACGATGCTGCCATCATAAATTTGATTTCCATCCGGTTCGATCGGCGCAGTTTCAAGATATGGCTCTGCCAGATTTTCCAATTGCCACGCTCTGATACACTGTCATAAGCCTGTCGGAATCGCTGATCTCCATCAAATACGATATCTGTATCGTAAGGGATAAACTGCCCGCTGATCCACCCTAGCTTGCTGGTGGAATACTGTACCTTGATATGGCTGTCGTTCATATTTTCCACGTCTGATAAATATCTCACCAGCAGTTTTGCATTCTCGGATGTAACAGATATGCCTCTGCCCGAAAGAGAGACGATCTTGCTTGCTGATGTCACCATTGTTTTGGGAACGATGATCTCATTCCATGTTCCATTTCGCTTATATGCGATTTTTATCTGTTCTTCACCAGTTTCCAGGTTCTTCATTCGTTCGATTGGCAGAATCGGATGGTAACATGCTACAGCATCAATCTGACTGTCATTCTGTGCATATACCCCGTCTTCACCTGCTAACCATGCACCGCAGAACATGTTCTCATAAGGTCCATCAAAATTAGTCCACCGCTCTAGCATTGCAACCGGCTTTTCACGCTCCCGCCGTTTGTTTTCACGGTCAACTTTTTTATATGCTCTCAGAAGCTCCTCAAATTTTCCTTTTACACCAAGTTCCGCAGCGCGGTCTGTGAGGGATAAGATCAGACGTGCCTTCATAATCTCGTCTTCCTGGTCGAAGATCTCTATGAATACATCTTCGCCTAATATGGTATTTCTGTCATATTTCGCCAATGGCTCCACTTTTATCACCTCACTTTCAGTCCAGATAGCCGCCTATATATAATTGATACTGCAATGCATTGTAACAATCACACCAAACGTCCGATAATGGTTCTGATTGCTCCATATACGTTCGATAGATATCAATCAGATCACTATTCAGTTTGCGTTTTTTACGCGCTCTCTGTTCTTTTTTACGTTTCATTTCTTTTGCTTTTTCAGCACGGTAAATTGCCAGCTTTGAACTATAAGACGGGTTTTTCTCATATTCCCCGCCCAACATCAAAAATGCATCTTTAAAGGATATGCCATGGAACTGTTCTAAAAAAGAAAAGATATCTCCATTTGCTCCGCAGCCAAAGCAATGGTAATCTTTCTCATATATCTTCATGGACGCTGTCCGATCACCTTTGTGAAACGGGCACTGAATAAATCCTGCTCTGTTTGGTTCTGAGAGACCGCATTTAGCTAAGATGTCTCTCATGTTGTATGTTTCTTTCAATTCCTCTTTTGTCATGGCAATTTTTCCAAATATTCTTTTAATTCGCGATACAAAATATCATGGATTACTTTTCCTGTCGTTTCTTCTTTACAGAAGTCCAACTGCATCCCATACCTTGCACGGAACGCATTTATGCTTGCAATAAGCGCCTGTGGAGTCATGAGGCTTTTATATTTGCCGTTGTATGCTTTCTCCCAGTTCCCATTTTCTACAAGCAGATAAATCTTTGTTCCAGCAGCTTTCGCCCGTTCAAATTCTCTTTCAAACCGCTTCCGTTCACGCCCGAAACATTGACACAATTCATCTAAATTCATTTTTCGCTCTATAACCACATGTTTTGTCAGGTCCACTTTTTCACCATTCGGCAAATGGCAGACGCAGGAATAGTCCCCTGCGTCCAACACCTGACGTTCATACGGCAATCCGCATACCTGCAGTCGCTGCTCCCGTCTTTCCGTGTCCTGCTCTCTGGTATCCATGATCAGCGTCATGGTCTTTAAAGATGCTTTTAAATCAAACGGTGTCATGATTAATTAAACGGCAGGTTCTCATCAATCCCGTCTGGTACATTCATCCAACCGTTGTTGTCTACTGCCTGCGCTGCGTCTTCCTTATGTCTAAGTAACGTATCTTCCGGAATCTTAAATTTACCTAAGCGAATTTTCTCTACGGGTATCAGACTGTGGCAATTGGTAAAGAACCCAGTATGACCGTTATAGTCGTATTCTTTGTTATTAAAGATTCCACCAATTATTTTTCCTTTTAACTTCTGCTCATCCCAGTCCCAATGAAATCCATTGTTGCTGTCCTCAAATGCGGCAATAATCGTTTTGAAACGTCTCTGTTTCCATGCATCCTCATCTGAGCCATCATCTGCCGGAACCCGAAGCCGGTAATTTCCTTTCCACTTTTTATCCTCGCTTGCCTGATTTTCGTAATTTTCATTATAAAATCCTTTGTATTTACCCTCGGCGATATCGAAAGAAAGAATGATCACATCTCCCCAGTCATTTTCCTGATATTCTACATTTAAAACTCTAAGGATGTATCCGCCTGCTGGAAGTCTCTCCTGCTCGGAATACGGTTTTGCGCTTTCATAACCCTTTAACTTTTTCATTTAAAATTCCTCCAATGCTTTCATTACTTCTACAATATCGTTATCGATCTCCAACTGATCAAATGCTCCCATTGGAGACTTAGCCGTGCTGTTGTTTGCCTGTGTTTCAAATTTGTAAGCACCGTCCACGCACTTACTTAAAAGAACGGTTGTGAATTTACTTTCCAGGCAGATCTTATCCAGCTTTTTACCGGATGTCTTGATTCTGGTAAACATGTAGCCAGCTTCGTCATGGTCCGTCTGTGTATGTGCCACAAAAATAATTGTCAGATCATCCCTATACGAATATGCTTCGCATACCAGATCCCAGATGCACGCTGCCAGATCTACCCATTTGTCATATCCTTTTTCTTTGCTCCGGCGCATCTCATCCGCAATCATAAGACCATTGATCGTATCCACCACAATGACTTTAATTTGCGGACACCCTTCTGCAATCTTCCGGATGTATTGACGGACAATATTTGCATCATCACATGCCGTATAATTTTTATTTTCTTTGTTGTACTGCTGTCTCCATCCTTTCCATGACAGACCTTTTTTATCAGCATCGATATAATATGTAGATGCTGGATCAAGGTTTCTCATAGAAGTTGTTTTTCCTGATCCGGATTCACCGGCGATACAAATTACTCTGCTCATTTACTTTTATTCCTCCACTAAAAAATCAAAATCTTTCAACATTTTTGTTTTCATTTCCTCAACATCATCTGGTGCTTCTACATATTCCCTTGCCGGAACTGCAAAAATAATGTCACCACAAATTGGATATCCATGTTCTGGCATTCCGTAAAGAATGCTCCCTACTGCATTTATTGGAAGTCTCTTGATCAGTCCGGACTCATCAACAAAAATCATCATTGGTTCTCCGAAATAACGGAACATTTTCTCTGTTTTTACAGATTCGAAAAGATCACAATCTAAAGCAGTTTGAACTTCCCGATAATTATTCAGATCAATATCAATCACAGAAAGTACATTATCTGTAGTAATTTTGATAGTTTTCATAACATCCTCCTATCTGATCCGCAGCGATTCACCCTGCTGCAGATGCGCCCATGATACTTCGTTGTCTTTCAAAAACTTCTTGATTGCTGTCTTATCCAGCTTCGGATCCTGCGGGATGTAATACTCTTTTGGAATATCTTCCTCATTGTCGATCACGACCGCCGGCGGGTTCTTCTGGATGCCAAAGCTGAACAGCTCTGTCTTAAATTTTGTCTTTCCGGTAAGCTGCATTGCACGTTCCAGATTGTATTTGATTCCTTTGATGTTGTTGGAAATTCTCTTTTTGTGCTGTGACAGCCGCTCAATCTCTTTATCAATGGCTGCAACGTTTCCTTCCAGTGAGTTCATTACCTTTGCGTAAGCATCGGCTTTCTCCTCAAACTCCCAATCAACGCTCTCCAATGTGTCATTGATCATGTCCTGATCCAGTGCTTCATCCTCTGCCATCTGGAGAAGTTCCAGATACTGTCCCGTGATTCCAAAAATATTCATAGTCTTTTTTCTCGCTTTCTATTGTTCTATAGGCTTCCGCCTGTCTACTCTGTTGTGTTACATGCTGCATGCGATGTACTGCATAATCACTGCCATATAAATCCATTGCTGTATCCATATCTGCTCCCACTTCCACCGCCCTGCAATCGGACGCTTGTTTTGTGTGTAAAATCTATCATTAGGGAGAATTATTCTGACAAACGTATCTGTTTATAATGTCGTAGCTGTAATCAATAAGTTGCTGTAAAGCGTCTGACTACAGGACGGTGGAAAAATATTTAATTATCTCTTTGCGTAAAATCCAAGCCGAAAAAAGTAACTCCGTCATAAGTTACTCTCTTTTCAGAGCCCCCACGCCTTGCCACAGAATGTATCGGTTGATCTAATGCCTCGGAAATTTTTTCAATGCCCGAAAAAACATGTATCTCTTTGTCTGACGGATATTCCATGATAAGCTCAATACTCTCTGGAGCCATCTTCTTTGCAGCTGAAAGTGCATTAACCGCTGCTGCAGTTGTAATACACCACTCTTTGAGTTTCTTCAATTCTTCTTTTTCCATTTACTTTTCACTCCTTGTCTGATATACTCCAGACATAGGTTAATTACCTATGTCATTGGTGGAGAGCGTGTACTTTCTCAGGGTGCCACGCTCTTTTTTATTTGCTACTTTTCTGATTAGCTGCCCTGCTCCGGAAATTGCCAGACCAACAGCTGTAATCTTCACCGCCAGAACGAACCCTGCTTGTCCTTCTGTTCCAAGTCCCATTGCACCAAATCCGGCAATGATTACTCCACAGGCGGTTATTGCAAATGCAATCTTATTTTTCATCTTTGGTATCCTCCAGATTTAATTCTTCACTTGCCGCTACCATCATCATTCCAAAAGCAACAACTGCTCCGGCGATCAATGCCAAGATTGCACCTATAAGCGTGTGTGGTTTCCGGAAATACAGAAACCCGAATGCGACTGCTGCCACTATCGATATGATGATTCCGGCAATTTTAAGTTTGTTCATGGTCTTATCCTTCCTTTACCTCTGGCATACTCTCCTGCTCAGTTTTCTTCTTTTCCACACGTTCGGCATATTTCAAAAAGCGTTCCGCCGCCTTCATCAGTGCATTCTTGCGCTTCGTTCTCTCCTCTTCTGGAAGATCTGGGAAATGCACTCTGACTTTGCATCCATCAATGTTAAATGTCTTTACCTTGGAATATGTCATGCTCTCACCTTCCTCTCTTAGAAGATATGTACTTGTGGGTTGTCTGGTTACGTTTTACATTTGCTTTTTTCGTTGCTTTCTCCTATAATCGATACACAGGCTCTCGCCAAAGCTGAGTACAAATGAAAGGAGATTTACATGAAATTAGATTTAACTGTCACAATTACTGCCATTCTTGGAATTGCTGCCATCATTTCTCCAATAGCAACCGCACTTATTAATAACCACCATCAACTCAAACTAAAAAAGCTTGAATACCAGCATCAAGAAAAAGAAAGCACCTTTTTCTACAAACGCGGAATTTACGAAGATTATTTAAAATATGCTGGAAAATGCATTGCGCTCCCTGATCACAATAGCCTTCAGGAATACGGAAAAATTTATGGTTTAGCATTAATTTATTTTCCTAAAGAACTCATTCCAGATCTTGAGGAATTAGATCTTGCCATCCACGATTCACGCTTAGGTGGCTCTACTTCACTTTTTAACGAACTAGCTCCTAAGATACGTGCCATCTTACAAAACATGTAAACGCAACACATATAAATGCAACCCAGATAGGATATATCTTGTCTTCGGGTTGTATTTTTTTCATTACGGCAATGCCCGCAATCGCAATTCCATAAAATATTACTAATAGAATTACAACTCCCATCTCTCCCCCTCCTCTCTACACCTTTCCATCTGCTGGATCTTCTTCTGTTGCAAATAAGTAATCCAGTGTCTCTCCATTGAACACTTTCCGTTTTACCAGTAACATTTCACCCAACTTAAATTCTGTTACACCTCTGAACTTTAATTTGAGCGTTTCATAATTGATACCAGTTAATTCAGACAGCTTTTTAATTGATATTTTTTCTCTTGCCATTTCCGCTTCCAAATTTGGAAACATCTCTTTCACCTCGCTTTCATTACCCCACGGGGTAACTTTGATTGTATATTATACCTTGCAGGGTAATTTGTCAACTATCAAAAGCACTTTTTTTACTCTGCGGGGTAATTTTTTACTTTACAAAGTCTTTATTCTATGTATAATAAGAATTAACAGGAGGTAAAAGAAATGTCATTTACAGATAAACTTGACGCTCTTATGGCAGAAAAAGGTATCAATAAGTCGATTCTATCTAAAGAATCCGGTATTCCATACACAACGATTGCTGGATTTTATACAAAGGGCACAGATAACGTAAAACTTTCAACCTTGAAAAAATTATCTACATATTTTGACTGTTCGATAGATTTTTTAGCGGACGAGGAAGTACCTTCTACTATGGCTGCACACCTTGATGGAAAAGATTTTACCGAAGAGCAATGGAGCCGCATTAAATCTTTTGCTGACTTCATAAAACTGGAAGACAATAAATAAAATCCACCTAGTATTTTAAGTTAGGAGGAATTGTATTGAATAAATTAGAAACCTTTGAACAGAAAGCATATGATCAGAATGTCAAAGTGCATGACTATTACCTTGGCGATGAATCATTAGCTGGTCTTTACATAGATGGTCATGTCGCTATTAATACTTCCGTAAAAAGCTTAAAAAAGAGAACCTGTGTCATTGCTGAAGAACTTGGCCATCACTGTACTTCATCTGGAAATATTCTTGATCAGAATGATGTACGTACTCAAAAACAAGAACACAAAGCCAGATTGTGGGGATACAACGAATCCATAGGATTGATTGGTATTGTTGAAGCATTTAATCACGGATGTCAGAACCTCTATGAGATGGCTGAATACTTAGATGTAACAGAAGAATATTTAAAAGAAGCATTAGATGCATACAGAGATAAATATGGAGTTCGTACAGACATAGATAATTATACTGTCTGCTTTATTCCATGTCTGACAGTATTTAAGAAAGTATAATTTTTTTATACTGATATTACTACCAATTACAATATATGGTAAATATATTTTACAAAAGAAAGGATTTTATTATGGCATTTGGAGATATTTTTAAAATCAAACAATTTAAATCAGAAATTGAACGCCTCACTGCTGAAAACCAGGCATTATTTAGCGATAATTCGTCTATGCATCAGAAAATGAGTGAATTAGGTATATACGAT